AATTGGATAGAAAAACACCCAAAAAAAGTTGGTAAATTAATGAAAATTCAACTAAAAATGTTAATTTCTGATATAAAAAACAAAGAAAGTGATGTATATTATGATACAAAAAAGGCAAATCATGCAATAGAATTTATAGAAAATTTTTGCAGAAATATCAAAGGAAAAACTGCAGGAAAATTAGTTGTATTAGATCCCTTTCAAAAAGCATTTATAGCTGCAGTTTTCGGAATTTGCTATAAAAAAACCAAATTAAGGAGAACTAAAAGAGCAGTTTTAATTGAAGCAAAGAAAAATGGAAAGTCTCTATTAGCATCTGCAATTGGTTTGTATATGCTTATAGCTGATGGAGAGGGTGGACCTGAATGCTATTCTGTAGCAACACAAAGAGACCAAGCAAAAATTATTTGGAATGTTGCTAAAAAAATGATAAAAAAAGACAAAGACTTAAGAAGATATACAAAGACATTAGTAAGTGAAATATCTTGCAAATTCAATGATGGAATTTTTAAACCATTGGCATCTGATTCTGATACACTAGACGGGTTAGATGTTCATTTTGTAGTTATGGATGAAATTCATCAATGGAAGAATGGTTATCCACTTTATGACATTATGTATCGTGGTATGGATAATAGACAACAGCCACTTGCATTAATAACAAGTACAGCAGGAACCATCAGAGAAGACTTGTATGATATGATTTATGATGAAGCAGTAAACATTTTAACTAATGACGGATTTGAAGATAAAAAATCAATATTTTTCATTTACGAATTAGACAAGAGAGAAGAATGGAAAGATTTTAATAATTTGATAAAAGCAAATCCGGGTCTTGGTACTATTAGAAATGAACAGTCGCTACGAGATGAGTGGCAAAGAGCAATGGATAATCCAGGCATGTATCTTAAAACATTTTTAATAAAAAACTGTAACATCAGAGAAACATCAACTGAAAGTTGGTTAGATTTAGAAGATATAACAAATGTAAAAACTTTTGACATTAAGAAATTAAAGCCTAGATATGTTATAAGCGGTTGGGATATTTCAAGTACAACAGACTTAACTTGTGTATCATTCCTTTTTAGAGTTCAAAATGATGAAGATATTTATATTTATCAACATTTCTTCATACCAGAAGATGTTGCAGAAAAGAAAATCCACAATGACAAAGTGCCTTATGATATATGGGAAAAGCAAGGTTATGTAACATTTTGTCCAGGAAACAAAATTGATGTAGAGTTTTTGTGGGAGTGGGCATATAATTTTGCGATTGAAAATGATTTTGTACAAATATGGAATGGATTTGATGCTTGGGGAGCTGAACTTCTAATGAAGAGGTATAGAGAAAATTATGGAGAAAGTTCTGTTGAAGAAATAAGGCAGGTTTTCAAAACTTTATCAAATCCAATGAAAGAGTTGGAAGCGGATTTGAAAGCTAAAAGAATTAATTTTAATAACAATCCTGTAACAAAATGGTGTTTAGGAAATACAGTTATTCAACAAGATAACAAAGGGAATATTCAACCTAAAAAAGGATATTCTAGCTTAAAAAGAATAGATGGAACTGCATCAATGTTAGATTGTTATATAACATACAAAAATCACAAAGATGATTATTTAAACTTAATTTAAAAAAGGAGAAGAAATGGGATTATTTGATAAAGTATTCAAACCTAAGGGGGAGAAAAAAGATCCTGAGAAACTAATAGGAGAATATTTTGAGTTGTTAAACTCATATACTCCGGTGTTTAGTACTTTTGAGGGGTCAGTTTATGAAATGGACTTAACAAGAAGTGTTATTCACTCGTTTGCTACTCATTGTTCCAAACTTAACATAGAAGTAAAAGGAATGGGAAATGAAAAATTAGCACGAAAAATTAAGACAAGGGCAAATGATTATATAGATACTGCAAAATATTTGTATAGACTTGCTACAATTAGAGAAGTTACAAACAATGTTTTTATAGTTCCAAGTTATGATGTCTTAACTGAAAAAGTAGATGGATTTTATCCGATTTATCCTCAAAATGTTGAATTGATAGAATACAAAGGGGATTTGTATGTTAGATTTTCATTTATGGGGAGAAGAGCTGCAATAGAATATGATAAGATTGGAATGTTAAATCAATTTCAATTTAAAGATGATTTCTTTGGAGAAGATAATAAATGTATGTTACCAACTATGCAACTTTTAGATACTCAAAATCAAGGCATCATTGAGGGAATAAAATCAAGTGCAGCAATTAGATTTATGGCTCAATTAGCAAATGTAATAAGAGATGATGATTTAGAAAAAGAAAAAGAAAGATTTGCAAAGCAGAACCTATCTAAAGACAATAAAACAGGATTGATGATTTTCGACCAAAAGTACAAAGAAGTAAAACAAATAGTATCTACACCTTTTACAATAGATGCAAATCAAATGAGAGATATAAAAGAAAATGTATATACACATTTTGGAACGAATGACAACATTTTACAAAACAAGTTCAATTCAGATGAGTGGAGTGCATATTACGAGGGAAAGATTGAACCTTTTGCAATTCAAGCATCAATGGTTCATACAAATTTAACTTTTACCGAAAAGCAACAATCTTTCGGTAATGCCATTTTATTTACTGCGAATAGATTACAGTATTTAAGCAATCAAGAAAAATTACAAACTGCAACACAACTTTTTGATAGAGGTTTCATAACAAGAAATCAAGGTAGAGAAATATTTAATATGGCACCTACGGAAGATGGAGATAAATACTATATCAGAAAAGAATATGCAGAGGTTAAACAACTAGATCAAAATATACAAATGCAAAGTCAGGGGGAAACGGAAGATGAAAGTTAAAATTATAAGCGGTGCTCCTTGTAGTGGAAAAACAACATATTGTAAAAATAATATGACTGATAAGGACTTTGTTTATGATTATGATGAATTAACAAAAGCATTAACATATAAAAACGAACATCCAAAAGGAAAGACTTTAGTTCATGAGTATGTAATGGATTTTAGAAAATCTATTCTTGAAAGAGTACAGGAAGACACAAAAGACGGTTATTTGTATTGTATTTGTTGTAGAAGTGAAGAAGTTATAAACAAACTTGATAACATAGAGTTTGAAGTTATCGAAATGGAAACAACTTTAGAAAAGTGTTTAGAGAATTTGAAGAATGATGATAGTAGAAAAGATAAAGAAGAATGGGAAAAAGCAATAAAAGAATTTTTTCAAGAAAAAAGAGGAAGAAGTATGATACCTAAAAATAAATTAGATAATAGGCAGTTTAGAAAAGTACAAGACTTTAAACCGAACGAAAATGAAGAAGATTTCATTGTGAGAGGTTATGCTGCAAAATTTGAACCTTACGTTTTATTTGAAAACGACGAGGGAGAGGTTAGAGAAAAATTTAATAAAAGTTCATTTGATGACACAGACTTATCTGATGTCATTTTTTTATATGATCATACAGGAAAAGTTCTTGCTAGAACTAGCAATGGAACTCTTAAGCTAAAGCTTGATGATGTAGGTCTTTTTGTAGAGGCTGATTTGTCAACAAGTGAAGCTGCAAAAGAAATGTATAGAGAAATAAAAAGCGGACTGGTAACTAGAATGTCATGGAGTTTCAAAATTGGAGAATATCATTTTGATAACAATACAAGAACTATTATCCATGACAAAATCAAAAAAGTTTATGATGTATCAGCTGTTGGCATTCCAGCTAATAATGATACTGAAATAAATGCTCGTAATTTTGGAGACGGAGTGATTGACAAAATTAAGGCGGAGAGACTGAAAAACGAGCAAAAAAGAAAAAAATTAAAACTATTAATTGAATTAGTAAAGGAGTAAAAAAGAATATGAAAGTAACAATGAAAGAAATTTTAGACAGAATTGCAGAAATCGAAATTGAATTAGAAGATGATAATGCAGATGTTGACAAGCTAACAAAAGAAGTTGAAGACTTAAAAGAAGAAAAAAGAAAATTAGAAGAAAGAGATGAAAAGAGAAGTAAACTTTTATCAAGCATTGCTCAAGGAAGAGGAAATGTTATAAAAGAGTTTGGTAAGCAAGAAAAAGGTTCAGAAGATGACAAAGAAACTAGAAATTTGTTTAGAAATGCTTTCTTGAAAAATCTATTAGGGGAAGAATTAACAGAAGCAGAAAAAAGAGCTTATACACATACAACTCAAAATTCAGGAGAAGTAATCCCAAAAGAATTACAAGATAAAATTTACACTAATATGGAAGAACAACATCCATTATTGAAAGATGTCCAAGTTTTAAGAACTGGTACTGTAATCTCAATAGTAAAACACACAAAAATTGTTGCAGGGGATGCAAAAGTAGTGAACGAAAATGAAGCTAATGAGGATGAACAAAATACATTTGTAAATGTATCATTAGCAGGGAAAGATTTTTCAAAGCATATTGAGTTTAGTTATGCACTTGGTAAGATGGCAATACCTGCTTTTGAACAATATTTGATTTCAGAAATTTCAAATAGATTAGGTGCTGCAATGGCTAAAGATATTTACGACCAAATAGTTAAAGATACAAATACTACAAATAAATTTAATGCAGCTACACCTGGAACATTAGCATTAAAAGATATTACAAAAGCATTTGGACTTTTAAAGACTTCACAAAATACAAATGTATATACAACTAATGCAACATTATGGAATGCTATTGCAAATGTAGAGGGTGCAGAGGGAAGACATGCTTTTGTACCAAACTTTAGTGATGACATTGCAGGACAATTAATGGGGAAACCAATTAAGCAAGAAGATGCTATTGGGAAAGATGTTGTATTAATTCTTGCACCAAGCGAATTTATATACAATGTTGTTCAAGACATAATGATTGAAAGAGACAAAGATATAAAGAGACATGTTAATATCATAAGTGGATATGCAAGAGCAGAGGGTGCATTATCTAATGATCTTGCAGCAGTTGTATTAACAGTTGGTAGTGCAGGTTAAAATAAGAGTTTTAAAAGGAGTCTATTATGATAGTTAAAGTTATAAACAGATTTTATAATAAAGAAGACTTAAAAGAGTGTTTTGAAAAAGACACTCTTTTAAAAATTAATGATGAAGATAGAGCTTTAGATTTAATTGCAAGAGATTTAGTAATTGAAGTTAAATTAGAAGATGAAAATGCCTTATCTGAATTAAAAGAGTTAGGGGAAAAAGTTGAAGATACTGAAACATCTAAAGAAAATGAAAAAGTAGATAATACTGAAGAAGAAATTGAAGAGGATGTTGAAGAAAAAGAACCTAAAAAGAAAAGTAAAAAAGGAACGAAAACTAAAAGCAAGTAGGTGCTTTTTATGATTGAAATGATTGAAAAAACAAAGAAATATATAAGAATTACACATTCTAAATTAGATGATGAAGTTGAAGATTGTATTAATGCTTGTCTTAGAGATTTAGAAAGAGTTGGGTTAAAAGATGTTGATAATAAAAAAAATGATCATTTG